TGGGGTCTCAGCGCGGTAACCACTTCCGCGTAGGATTAACCTCCCAACCTCAGCTATTGGCGGAGGCTGAAATGAGGCTATCATTATGGTTTCTAAGATTGAGGGCGTCGGGGTCGAGACGGAGAATGCGAATGAAGAGTACCTTATTAATGGTGTTCATCAAACGTATTATCCTTATAGCTATATTTCTGGCTATTATCTCAAAACTACCGACGGTACCGATACACCTAACTTCTTTCGTCGAAAACGTGCTGGAGAACTTCTACCTCTAAACTCATACGAGCAAAGAGAACAGAAGATACTCTACACTGTCGGCGGGTGGGACATAGTAAACGGCTCTGGAGCCGAATACAAAGGTTCCACCTTTCCAAAGAACGTGAGTGATGAGTTCGATCTCATGCCGTCACCAGATTTGGTGAATGCGTGGATCGACGAATACTCATCGGATATTTACATTGAGGCTGCATTAGCTTCTATGTATACTCGCGGTTGGGATGCGTTGACTTTTGCGGCAGAATTACGTGATACGATACGACTGTTCAATGGTATTATACCAAGGTTCAGGAAGTATCTTAATAATCACAATCCGCGCGACTGGGCTAACGTCTGGTTAGAGTCACGGTACGGCTGGAGGTCGCTATCTTACGATTTAGAAGATTTGCGAACGTTGGTGGAAAATCTACAGAAGACCCAAAACTTTCAGTTCTATACTGAACGTCAAGGGGATTCCTTCGAATTCACCAAACAAACCTCCACTCCCCTTTCCGTTCCGGGGTACTGGTCGGGCACATGGCTCGTGGACCATCAGTGTAAACTGAGTGTTCGCGGGACCGTAGTGTCCAAAACAGCGCCCCCGGCGGTTACTTTCGATGCTAGTACTACCCTTTGGGAGGTCACACGACTTTCCTTTGTGGTAGACTGGCTCGTGAGTATAGGGACATCTTTGGCTGCTGTTAACGCAGCGGTTCACCATAGTGATTTCGTTAGTGCGCTCGGTCACCAGCTAGAAGTAACCTCGATCGGTAGATATACCGATGTTAGTCTTGGTTCTGGCTGGACTGGTCACATTGACGGCTCATCTCTGGCTAAGACGGTATACTCTCAGAGGATACCGGCTGCACCAGATTTCATTCCGTCCTTTAGCGTCAACCTGAGCCCTGCTAAGGTCCTTGACCTTATCAGTCTCGTGTTGCAACGCGCAAAGTAACTTAAGGAGTACACAACATGGCAGCAATGTCAACATCGCTAACGGAGTTCTCCGATTCCGGAGATCGCCGCAAGTGGTCAACTTCCGGGCACACGCCCGGATTGCCACGAATGGTAACTCAGACTCGAAAGGTTCCAAATTCAGTAAACGGGGTAGCCGAGACGTCTATTAAAGTCGTCCACGGTACCGAGGATGCTGATTCAAAACCAATCGACCAGAAAGTGTCATTCGAAGTTGTGATAAGGAGTCCGCTCGCTGGTCAGGCGGCGGACGTGACGGCAGCTCTTGCCATCTTCAGAGATATTATCGCTGGAGATGAGTTTGGAGATGTCGTCACTAGTCAGAATTACTTAACGTAGCTCAGACTAGCCGTATCACTTGTTCAATAACCATACACACGTAAGGAGGTACTCACATGAGTATCGATATTGATATTTGGGCATTAGCCCATAGTTACTTCGAAGACGAGAAACACCACCTAACCGAGTCAGACCAGTTATTTATATTAGGGAGTATTCGCTCCCGTAACTGGCAAAACTTGGCGGAGGTGTTCCGTGACAGTGGCCCTGAATATCGTGGGCTACACGAATGTCGGGTGTTAAGCCAACTCTCTGCTTTCTTCAAGAAGAATGCTCTGTACGCTTGTGAAACCTCGTGTTTTGAGGCGGCACAGAGTTCTTTTAGAAGAGCCGAGAAAATATGTCGTATTACGAACAAACGTTTGGACTACTACTTCTTCAACCCAGACCGGGTTGATTCGGAGTTGTCTTCCACGATAATTCGTATGCGACGTATAATAGCTGAAACACTCGGATCCGTTGACTTGTTCCATAGGAAAATTCCGGAACTTGTTCGTGTCACGTCTGGTGCGTCTTCAACCGCTCCACGTCACAGGTCCGCTCCTCACCTCAAGGTGAGTAAGCTGATTCCGTGTACAAGGGGCGCTTTACCATATGTGCAGGCCTTATCGCGTTTCCACACTGGAAACGTCCCGAGAATTGCACTAACTAATTGTAACAGAGTTACATTGGTTCCGAAGAACTCTAAGACTCATCGTACCATTGCATGCGAACCTATAGGGAACCTTCCCTTTCAGATAGCGTGTGATGGATATATCAAAACCAGGCTTACTCGTAAGCTTGGGATTGACCTTTCGAGTCAAGAGGATAACAGACGTTTGGCCCGCATTGGGTCGGTGTCTGGCGAACTAGCGACCATCGATCTATCGATGGCTTCCGATACCTTGTCCCTGAACCTCGTACCATTCTTGCTTCCGCATGAGTGGTCCACGGTCTTAGGTGCCTTGAGATCTCCTTATTTTAGGGGACCTTTTGGGCCTGGAAAATATGCAAAGTTTTCCAGCATGGGTAATGGCTTTACGTTCACGTTGGAAACACTAGTGTTTGCAGCGTTGTGTAAGGCTCTCGGATCGCGAGTTTACACCGTTTACGGCGACGATATCGTTATAGATACGTCTTGTAGTGAACGGCTTATACGATACCTGCGTTTCTTTGGTTTTGTTCCTAATGAAGAGAAGTCGTTCACTCACGGTCCCTTTCGGGAATCCTGCGGTGGCGACTACTATGAGGGCCATGATATAAGGCCCTTCTTCATAAGGAAAACCAGAGTGACAAAGGCGGAGTTGTGTCATATTGTTAACAATATGGTGCGGGTCTCTTCTCCATTTGGCAAGACCTGGAAATGGTGTAAGGGTTATCTTGAGCAAATCAAGTTGCCCTTAGTTCCTTATTCCGAGTCAGAGTCAAGTGGGATTTTCGTCGATCCGACAACAGCGTATGAGCTACGCTTAGTCAAAACGACGGATTTCAAGAGATCCAGCTCATGGATCCCTATGTACAAGGGTTACGCAAGTTACACGCCAACGCGCAAAGAAATGCGGTTGCGGTCCTTGCTTCTCTGGTACATGAGGAAACACACACACGGAAACTCCCTTATCGTTACTTCGGAGGTGCCAACGGGTGCGGTTAAAACCCGTAAGCGTTGGATCCCCTGGCACATGCCAGCGGGAACTACACCCGACTACCTATACTGGTGGTCGGACTACGCAGCCGCGAAAGCCGCTGCGTAGGTACTAGGGCGGAG